CTATCAAGGATCGTTTGATAATGAAGGATGTCCAAGAATGGGATTTGGACACAATTAATGCGTATTGCGAAAAGATCAAACCAGACGCTGTATTTATTGACCAAGCAGACAAGGTAACGATCTCTGGACTGTATAACTCTAGTCATGAACGTCTGCGTGAATTGTATCGCAGCCTGCGTGAACTGGCAAAACGGCACGATTGTGCTTTGATCGGTGTAAGCCAAGCCTCTGCAGAAGCAGAAGGTAAAACCCGTGTGGACTTCAGTATGCTTGAAGGTTCCAAGACAGGTAAGGCAGCGGAAGCTGATTTGATTATCGGCATCGGCAAGGCTTCTTCAGGCGACGATAATGAGCCTGATAACCGCCGCTTCATCAACGTATCAAAGAACAAACTATCAGGCTTCCACGGCTATGTGATTGCCATGATCGAACCAGAGGTGTCCCGTTATGTCGAGTAATGTAGAAACTATTGAAGAACAAATAAGAATAGTAAAAGCATATCTACCTTTAGATGATAGCTTCAACAACACTGCAGCAAAGAGACTACAAAAGCTTGAGGTTGCATTAGATTTTGCAAAGGAAGGCGGTGATAGAGTTGTTGTGCTACGTGATGAAGTTATCATTGACGGTGTTTTCATTGCTACGCTTCTGAACAAGAAGTGGAAAGTAAAAGGTAAGCGTAAGTGGTATCGCTACGATAGTCCAAAAAATCTCCTGCATAAATTGATTATTAAGCTAGGAGAAAGCCTATGAAAATACTATCACTAGACTTGGAAACAACAGTTAACCGCTTTGATGGCAAGATCGACAACAGCCCGTTTAACCCTAAAAACAAATGCGTCATGGGCCAGTATGGCTTTCTTGGTTGGGATACTGTCGAAGACGTACAAGTAGATACTTACTATCACAATGAATGTCCTACGCCTGCGTCCAAAGAGGGTCTACAAAAGGCACTAGATGAAGCTGACCTAATCATCATCTACAACGCAAAGTTTGATGTCATGTGGCTGCTAGAAATGGGGTTCACTATATCGTGTCCCGTCTATTGCTGCATGATCGCAGAGTATGTGCTTGCAAAAGGTCAAAGACAGGAACTGAGCCTAAAGGCTACTGCAGAACGCTACGATGTTACTCGCAAGAAATCTGACCTTGTAGACGAACTGTTTAAAGCAGGCACAGGCTTCGAGGCCATGCCACTAGAAACTGTTATTGAATATGGTATCGCAGATGTTGTGTCTTGTGGCGAGATTTACCTTCGCCAACAGGACGAACTGTCTAAGGAAGACAATAAGTCCCTGCGTTCCGTGATCGATATGATGAACGAAATGCTGATGTTCTTGGTTGAGATTGAACGTAATGGTATCAAAGTAGACCTAGATGTTTTGTATGGTATCAAAGTTGAATACGAAGCAGAACACAAAGCCCTAACAAAGCGTCTGGATGAAATTGTTGAAGAGGTTATGGGTGATACACCTATCAACCTGAACAGCGGTGCAGACATGACCAAGGTGGTCTACAGCCGTGAGGTTATTGACCGTGCTTCGCATCAACAGGTTTGGAATATCGGTCTAGGTGCGAATGGTAAGCCCCTGCCCCCACCCCGTATGAATGATGCACAGTTTAATCGTGCTGTACGCTCTACCACTAGAATAATTGAACGCACACAAGCACGGTGCTGCGATGTCTGTGATGGACGTGGAAAGGTTCAGTTAATTAAAAAGAATGGTGAGCCTTACAAGAACCTTACTAAGTGCAAGAACTGTGCGGGTGTTGGTGCCTTTTACGATCCTACAGGTGTTACTGCAGGATTAAAACTAAGCCCTAAGACACCAAGCTATGCATCTATCAATGGCTTCAAGACAGACAAGCACACGATCAAAGATTTGATCCGACAGGCTGAAAGCAAAGACAATCTTACCGCTGTTGAATTCCTGCAAAAGATGTCACGCTTGAATGCGATTAGCACATATCTGGATTCCTTCATTCAGGGCATTGAAACATGGACACGGGCAGATGGATTGCTGCACACGAACATGAACCAATGCATTACTGCTACAGGACGTTTGTCTTCATCAAACCCAAACTTCCAAAACCAACCCAAGCGTGGATTTCCTGTACGGAAAGCGGTTGTAAGTCGGTTCGGAAATTCGCATCTGATTGTTGAAGCGGATTTTAGCGGTCTTGAATTCGTTGTCGCAGGGGAACTGTCCCGTGATCCACAAATCATTCAGGATATTTTGAATGGTAAGGACATCCACAAACAGACTGCCTCTATCATCCACCAGATACCGCCTGAAGAGGTTAGTAAGGATGTACGTGCTTCCGTAAAATTTCATACCTTTGCCCCCCTCTACGGTTCTACGGGCATGGGTCTATTACCTCATGAGAAGAAGTATTACGACGAGTTTTTCAATATCTATGAGGGTCTTGGGGCTTATCAGAAGCGTCTTATGGATGGTGTCCTGCGTAATGGGATCGTGCAGACCCCTAGTGGACGACAATACTTCTGGCCTAATGCGAAACGTACCAGAAATGGACGCATAACCAATGCTACGCAGGTGGTGAACTATCCTATCCAAGGTTTTGCGACAGGCGACCTTGTTCCACTGGCCTGCATCCGTGCGCTGCATAAATTTAAGGAAATGAAGCTTGTCTCTAAGCTAGTTCTGACAGTCCATGACAGTATCGTGGTGGATTGCCACAAAGATGAACTGGAACAGGTCAAGGAAGCCCTCACATGGGCTATGACAGGCGTTGCAGACGAAGCGGAGAAGCGTTGGGGATACAGTTTTGCCCTGCCTCTAAAGATAGAGATTTCTGGCGGCAAAAACTGGCTAGATCAAGTCGAATTTGATTGACTTGTAGCCCCTAGTTATGACATACTATAAGTCCAACTAAGAAAGGGTCACATTATGAATGATCTAACAACAATTGACGGTAGCGAGTTAGCAGAACTAGCAGACATCCTTGGAACTGAAACATCATCTGGTGGTGGAGACACACTTGTACGTGTGCCAAAGCTTGATCACCAACATGCGGCAGATGATGACGACGGGAACCCTATGCCCCGTGGTGAATTCAGACTGCATATGCCAGATCAAATCGTTTATGCCAAAACGGTTAAGTTCCGTCCTTTAGCTTCACACATTCAGTATTTCCTGTGGGAAAATGATAAGCTGATTAAGTCCCGTGCATTGAAAAACATGCGTGAAGAAGCCCGTGATACATCAGGCGGTATTGCTTGTGGTATGCCAGAGTGGGAAGTTCGTGCAGAAAACGAAGACCTACGCCAGAAGTACAAAGACTGTCAGCGACGTGTCGTGCGTGGTCTAGTGTCCATGATAGGACATAATCTGGAAGGCGAAGAAATCATTATTGAAAACCAACCTACCATTTACTTTGGTAAGGGCCGTACAAACTACGGTGGTTTCTTTAACGAGTATATAAAACTACTGCCTAAAGGTGCAAACATCTTTGACTACGAAGCGAAGATGTCCACTGAACGCATGAAGGTAGGTGCCACGGTATTCTTTAAGATACATTGGGAACCTTTACTGAAAGATAAACTCCCCATGACGAAGGATGTCTTTGAAACGATGAAGGTCTTTGCAGACACTATTCGTGCCGAAAATAAGTATGTAGATGATCAATACTTTAAGTCGGTAAAAGAAGACAGTCTGGACACGTCAGCTATGGCGGCAATCGAAGATAGTTTGGACGCTGACTTCGTAGACGCATAATGGGACTTCAGGAACAAATCCACACGGTCTTAGACCACTTGTCCAATAATGAAAGCGATAAGCTTACCATTGAGGATAGTTGGATCGAAGAGGCAGGAGAGGCTTTCAAGGAAGCCCTTCGTCGCCAGTTCACACGGCAGGATGAAGACTTTCGCCTGCGTATGTCGAACATTGGTAGGCCTCTTTGCCAACTACAGATGGGCAAGAGTGGTGCCACTACTGATCGGAAACCTTACAACTTCATTATGCGAATGCTTCATGGTGACGCAATTGAGTGTATCATGGATGTTGTGCTGCGTATTGCAGGGGCAAACATTACTGGCGGTAAATCAAAGGTACAGTTTGACCTGAACGGGTATACCATCAAAGGCGAAGACGATGTTGAGATTGATGGCAAAGTCTATGATATCAAGTCGGCTTCACCTGCAGCATTTGATCGTAAATGGAAGTATGGCATCGATGCTTTGAAGAAAGACGATGGCTTCGGTTATATCGGTCAGATAGTGGGATATTCTGAAGGGCAAGGTAAGCCTGCAGGCGGTTGGATCGTTGTCTGTAAAAGTTCAGGGGAAGTTGCTGTAGTTGATGCAGAACTTTCCAAAGCAGAAATCAAACGTATCAAGGGCGACCTTGCTATGAAGGCTACTGCAGTGAACGAAGATTGGTCCTTTGAACGGTGCTTTGAACCAGAAGATGATTTCTTCAATAAGAAATATACAGGTTCTAAGAAGCTGCCGTTTAGCTGCAACTACTGCGATTACCGTCCGTCCTGTTGGCCTAATGCTCAATACTTACCACAACCAAAATCCAAGGCCAAAGAGCCACGGAAACATTGGTACGTTCAGTATGAAGGAAAGGAACTGTAGGTGGCTATTAAACCTTCGTCTGCAAAGGCAAAGGGACGTAAGCACCAACAGTGGGTAAGAGATAAAATACTAGCATTGTTTCCTAGTTTGGAAGCAGACGATGTTCGATCAACGAGCATGGGCGCAGGGGGAGAAGACGTGCAGTTGTCTCCTGCGGCTAGGAAACTCTTTCCCTACTCTGTCGAGTGCAAGGCCCTGAAGGCTATCGGTGTATACAAGTTCATTGATCAGGCTGAATCT